GCCGAAGCTCTGGTCTGCCCCGCTCGCTGTTGGAGTTGGGCGGCCTGAAAGTCGGCCATCGCCTGCTCGTTGCCGCCTTGAGCGATAGCCCCGCCGGCACTCAAGCCGGTGCCGATAACGCTGGCGAACTTCATGAACTCAGCCATGACGCCACAGCCTTTCTTGTACGTGGACGAATCCGACCTTCGACAGCAGATCGGGGGCCGTGGGCTCCACGTCGGAGCAGATGGCGAACACTGTCCCGTAGTCCTTCAGCATCTCTTTGAACTTCATGGCCACCTTCGCAAGCACGTAGCGGTGACTTCTCATCAGCTCGGTGAACGAGGAAAACGCCTGCAAGTGGTCGCCCGCTCTTGCGATGCCGGCCACGCATTGAATGGCCCCGTCGTGTTCAACGACGATCGCGCGCATAGTCGCCGGGACTTCCCCGAACCACGCGATCAGGTCGTCACGGGTGGCGTAGCGAACCATCACCGGTCCACCTCGATCAGTGCCGCCATGACGGTCGCCGGATAAGGGGCCACGGCCTTGAGGCACACGCGCTTGTCCACCCCCCAAGTTCCAGGGAACGTGAACGATGCTTCGTCGTAGTCGTCGACGACTTCATCGGTGTCGATAGGCGCCCCTCGCTCGATCAGCGGCAGGTTGTCCATGCTGTCGAAGTCCTCGCCGTAGGTCAGCCCCAGAGGATGGGTGTCGGCGAGAACAAGACCCACCTTCGTGATGCGCTGCTTTTCGGTCAGGCTGCCGAGCTTGACGGACTTGAACCGGGCTTCGTAGGGAAGACCTGCGCACCGATGGGAATAGCTCGCCCCGAGGTTGATCTGCCCACCAGATACGGTGAACGAGCCCAGGGCTTGACCACCGCCCCACGCGATGACTACCTGGCCCTCCAGATGACCCAGGCCAGTGATGACGCTCGAAGACCCCGCCGCGTAGACGAAGGAATCGGCCATCTTGTTGACGTTGCCGCCGCGGGCCTCGGACTGCAGCGCCCACCTCTCATGGAAGCGCCCACCCGCTCGGTTGACCACGTAGGTGACCTCATCCTCGACCAAGCCAGGAAGGACGCACACGTCCTCGACCTCGCCATCGGTTTCGATGTCGATCCAGCAAATCAGGTTCTCGACCTTGTCGAAGACCAGCACCGCGGCGGTTCCGTCCGTCCTCCAGACATGAATGCGGGTGTCGGGCTGACGCTGGACTGCGATCCCTGCGACGCCCGGCATCAGGAACTCGGGGCACAACTGTGTCAGGTCGGTTTCGGCGTAGTCCTGGATCTCCAGGCTGTAGGCCAGCTCGTACAACCTGATGCCGGAGCGCTGGACGAAGATGGCCTTGTTGTCCACCTCGATCGCCTGAATGGGGGCGGTCCCCTGGCTTCCCAACTTCTTCGGGTTGAAGTTGGTAGGGGTCAATGGTTCATCGAGTGAAGACGCCCGGCACGACAGCTCATTGGCATCGGTCCCCGCAATGAGTCGAGACAGCGAGACAAGCCAGTTGATGCTGTCCACAGGGCCGAACCCGACGCTGCGGCTGATCGGTCCGGCGTCGCCTTCAAACGCCGCGTCGTGGTTCTCGTACTGGTCGGAGATGGACCCGTTGAAGCGATCGTTCCCCGCCCACAGCAGGCGAAGGTCATGGATGGATACAGACGACGGCCAGCCCCTGAAGTCGGACCATTGGCCCTCTGCCCAGATGTCGGTTGCCTTCACCCCTCCAAGCGGGGAAAGCACCTCAGCCGACGCGTTCTTGTCGTCGGCGACCGCTGTGATCCTGACCACCCCAGTGATTGATCCGGCGCTGTAGTTCAGGGTCGTGTCGATCGGGCCGCTTGAGTAGTTGCCAACCTTCACCCCGATACGCCAGTAGACGATCTGGTTGTCGAACGGGTCGAGCCGCGTCGTTGCTGTCGGCGCAGTCCAACTGTCGATGTCAACCCAGGCCCCGACCTCTCCGATGGACCGCTGCAGGGTGACGGTGCCGCTGAACGTACCATCGACCACGATGGCGAAGCGCCGCGCCTCACCGACCGTGGCGATGCGGATCGGTGCGCTGAAGACGTTCTCGGCCGAGATTTGCGTCTCGATGCGCTGCCCGGCCGATGTCATCTGCCACAAGGCCCCGACATGAGCGGCGTCGAACAGAGAAGCGCTCGCCTCCAGCGTGATGTTGCCTGTCAACGCGCTGGCTTCGATGGTGGTCGGCCCGACGTTCTCGATCCTGAACGGGCCGTCATTGGGCTGGAACTTCACCACCGACCAAGAGTTACCAGATCGGCGCTCGATCTTCATCTGCTGCTTGCCGGCGCAGGCGAGGTAGACCACGTCACCGGACTGGTCGAAGCGGATCTTCCGCAGGTCGCTCTCGGCGTAGGGGGTCGGGAGTGCCAGAACACCGGACGACTCGATGACGCAGGAGTCCACCAGCCCGATGCGGAGCGCTGTGTTCCGCAGCTGGACATAGAAGGTCCCCGAAGGCGTCACGGTGATGCTGTGCGTCCCCACCCCAAGATGAGTGTCCCTGATGTACTCAGACCCCAGAGAGGTAGAGCCCACACGAAGCGTCACAGGGCCTTGCGTGACAACGATGCGCAGGGCGTGAAGCCTGCCGGGTTCGTTGGGCGTCACGGCTTGCTGACGGATGGCCGCTGCGGTGCCGTTGCCCGTCAGCCCCATGAAGCCACCTGTGACCCACGCGGAAGTCCCGCCAGACTCGTCGCTGTCAGTCCACCCCGTCAGGTTGGAATCGAATGTGCCGTTGGTGATCACCGCCGTGACGGCTGGCCGAGTCACCAGGGCATCAGACACCCACACGCGAAGCAGCGAGTTAGAAAGCTCGAGCTTGGCCTTGTCGGAGATGCTGAAGACAAACGGCAGGTTCCGGCAGACACCAGCCGCCGAACCGAGATACCCAAGACCAGGCCGCAGGCTCATCGGGCCAAGCTTGGCCGGCATCCAGTTGGATTGCTCCTGCGCCGCCATCTGAAGCCGAGAGATGTCCAGGCGCGCCAAAGCACGGCGATCGACGACGCCGCGGTTGAAGGCCAGCAGTGAACGACGTTCGCTCACCGATGTTCCCGATTCCCGCCGCTCATGCGAGCACGGACCCAGCCGCTTGACGGAAGCTGCCGGCTGGGGTCTTGCATGGCGTCGGTCGATAGAGCCTCACGCTTCATGCGCTCCCTCATGGCCAGCATGGCGTCGCGCTTCTTCTCGTCTCCAGTCACCGACATGGCGACTTCAGACGCCAGGTGGTATTCGACGAACTTGCTGAAGCGCTGCGACCACAGGGACAAGTCGCCGCCGAACTCGGAATCGTTGCTGACGTAGCGCACGAAGATGGTTTCGAGGTTCGCGTACCAGTACCCGCCTTCTTCTCGGTAGTCCCGCAGAGGGACCTGCATGGCCTCGTCGCTGAAGACGCCTCCGAGCTTCAGGTGATCCGATGGCTTGTCGAAGGCGTAGGAGAAGCCGAACTCGGGGGTGACGCTCGGACTCGCATCGAGCATGACCGAGCGCATGGCGAATTTCCACTGACCCCCCTCAAGCGCCCAGTCCACAGCACCGGCCGCCCACGCCTCGTCAAGATCGCGCCTCGGCTGCCGGTTCTCCGACAGTGACGAAAGCTTGCGTTCACCGAGGTGACGCAACGCCGAGTTGTAGAGGGTCAGCCGGTCCATGTCAGGCCGGGGTCTTCAGGAAGTTGTCGAGCCAGGCTTGAGCGTCGGCCTTGCTGGGCTCGCCGGTGTGGATTGGCTCGTTGTCAGACAGGCGAATCACGCGCCACTTGTGGGCGCCACCGAAGGCCACCGTGAACTGGTCCGCCGCCGGCTTCTCGGACAGGCCGAGCTGTGCGTTCAGGTCCACATAGCTCAGCTTCCAACAGTGGACCTCGTGCTTCTTCAGGTCGATCTTGCGGACCATCAGTTCGGCGCGCCATGCGTTGTCAGACGCCTGAACTTCCAGGAGAAAACCTTCTTGCAGCTTCGGCGCGACGTGGCCCAGGTAGTCGGGCTCCATCACCCTAGCCAGGGACACACCAGGCGGTACCTCGACGGCATAGACCAGCCGCTTCGTCTCGGCCATGGAAATGAAGATGGGCGACAGCGGCGGCGCTTTCGGCGGGACTTTGGCTTCTTCGGTCATAGGGCTTCCATGTAGAAAAGCCCGCCCGGGTAGAGACCAGGGCGGGCCAGGGAGATCCGGCTGTTACGCCGGGGCAAATCAGTCTCCGGTCGTGGCGGAAGTGGTGGCAACCGCCAGGCCGAGGTTTGCGGCCCCGCCGGCAGTCACGGACTCGACCCGCGACGAGTAGTGCAGCGTGCTGCCGGTGTGGTAGATGATGACCAGATCGCCAGCGCGCATGCCCTTCGCCGAGCCATCGGAGACATACCCAGCGGCGTCGACATCGGTGATGGTGTCGGCCGTGGTGTAGGTCCAGATTTGCGGGCCAGTGCCGCCAATCGGCGCGACCATCAGGTTCATCGTTGCAGAGGTGTAAGCCATGTCATTGCTCCTTGTTGGGGGTCAGGCGGTGGCCACGTAAGAGCTGCCGTCGTGCCTGATCGAGCACACACCCGTGTTCTGCAACAGCTTCGCGCCGAGGAAGCGCGAGCAACGGGCGTAGTAGTAGTCCTCTTCGTCGTTGTAGCCAGCGGCCACGTTCATGTCCCCCGCCTCGCCGCGGGCCAGGCCGATAGCGTTGCGGTGGAAAACGAACAGGCGCTCACTTGACGTACCGGCACCAGGCAACGCGGTGTGCACGACCCAGGTGATGCCGGCCCAGCGGATCATCACCGGCATGTTCGGCAGCGGGCCGACATCGACGTAGTCCTTGCTGGTGACTTCCTTGGCCTGCATCAGATACGCCAGACCAGCCGGGGTCAGCAAGCCGGTCACATCGTTCGCGGTCAACTGGACGTTGCCGGACAACACAACGGCAACCGCGTGCATGGCCTTGTCCACCGTCAGCGTCGTTGCCGTCAGGCCTGCGTACTGGGTGGCATCGGACAGCGCCGTGATGAGCAGGTCGTCGGCCTTGCGGTTCAGCACCGCGACAGATTCTTCCTGCATGGCAGCGCGGCGGCGGGCGCCGGCTTGACCCGCGAAGATGTTGAAGCGCGTGGCCTGCGGCTTGTCGTGCCACTCGACCATCGTCGCCGTCACTTGCGTGTCGTCGTTCGCGCGGGCCGGGATGCGACCATTCACGCCACGGGTCACAGCAGACGCGCCGCCGGAGCCGTTGATGAGGAAGGTGAACGTCGAGCCCGAGGCGATGCCTTCGGTGGTGACGCGGGGTTCGAGCAGCGCTTGACGGCGCTCGAAGGTCTTGATGAGCTCTTGCTTGTATACCGCTTGGTTCGCAGTTTCTGCCACGATTGGAC